TTTTGACACCGCTCTAGGGGAGCGATGTCACTGAATTATTCCGGCCTCTCGAACTACGGGCAGGTCACCTACTGCCTGCGCTATCTGCGCCGCACGCAAACGGTGAACCAACTCACGGCGCTTGCCGACAGCATTTANCTTTCTGCAACCGATGAGGTAACCGTGACCACGCTTTCAAACGATGGCGTTCACAGTTCCGGAGAAATCAGTTTTCCGAAATCCGTCATCGGATACGCCGTGGAAAAGCTGCTCATGGAAGCCGCCGTTTCCGGAATCACGGGAGATTCAAAGCTCGATCCCGTCCCNGGACCTGTCATTGCCGATTTCAGCCACCGGCTGGTTCGCACCTAGTTTATGGCCAGCAAGAAAACGAACCGCCAAATCCCGACCCGCCGCGTCGCTCCCAACAGGAAAACCGGAGGAACGGGACCCGCCAAGATCAGGGCAGCCTACGGCTATGACGCCGCCGTTCCCTCCATGCAGAGGGGATACATTTATTGGCCGACGCTTTCACCCCGGGACGAGATCAATGTTTGGACCCGTCGGGAAATCGCCCGCAAGGTGCATTACCTCATGGCAAACATGGGCCTCGCCCGACGCCTGCTCACCTCGATCACCAACATGGTTGTGGGGAACGGGTTCAATCCGCAGGCCACGACCCGCGATTCCGAATGGAACGCCATGGCGGATGCAGCCTACAACCGCCGTGCACGCAGCGCCTCCACCTATGACGTATCCGGCAGGTTGACGGCCGTTCAGATGCAGCGCCTCGCCTACCTGACGCAGAAAAAGGACGGCGACGCGGCCATCGTTTTCAGTGAAAGCCAAAGCGGGGGAGCCCTTCGCCGACTTTACTCGGGCACGCAGGTCGGGGAACCGATCGGCACGCTCGACAAGAAGATGAACGACGGCATCGCGGTGGACCGGCTCGGCCGCGCCCAGGCATTCTATTTTCTCGACGACGATTTTTCCAAAACGACGCGGGTGGGTGCCGAGAATGTCGTTTGGCTCTGCAATCAGGAAAGCCCGGGGCAGTTCCGCGGCGTCTCAGCGCTGGCCCATGCGGTGAACAAACTGATCGACATCACCGAGCTCAACGCCTCGGTCATGCAGGGGATCAAATTGTCGAACCAGATCGGATACTACCTTGCCAGCCAGGACAAGGATGCCACGCCCGGCATCATGGACGCCCTGGCAGGGAAATACCAAACCGATCAGGTGGCCGGTACCGATTCCAATGGCAACATCCAGAGCATCCGCACCACGGAAATTTTCGGAATGGGCGGGGAGATCAAAGAAGTGCCCCCGGGTTACGACATCAAGACACTGCTCGACCAAAGACCCCACCCGAACAGCGTCGAATTCGTCGAAAATTCCCTGATTCGGGATTGCTGCTGGGGATTGGGGATATCGGACGCCTTGGGATGGTCGATTGCAAAATTCGGTGGTGCTGGGGTGCGCTATGTTTTGGCCGACGCCCAAGCTTGGATCTCCGCCGAACAGGCGAACTTCGTCGATACCTGGTTGGCTCGCGATTGGGTCTACACGATCGCCAAGGAAATCAAATCCGGACGCCTTCGCAAATGCCAGGATCCCGCATGGTACTCGCACACATGGGTTCCGCCCGAGGCAATCACGGTGGATTTTGCAAGAGACGGCCGCATCTACCTTGAGCAGCACCGCACCGGCCTGATGTCCACCGAGCGCCTCTATAATTTGCGAGGACAGGACGCCAAAGAAGAGGTGAGCCGCGAAATGGACTTCGCACTCTGGAGGAAGGGCGAAATGGAAAAGAGGGGCCTTTCGATGAGTGATCTGTATCCGGAGCTGAAAGTGCAGCAGGCTGAATTGTCCGAACCGGACGCCGACGAGGAGCCTGCCGGGGCCGAATGACATGGAAGGCCTCGGGGATCTCATGGCGACCTTTGAAGGGGTCGGCCTCAGCCGGGGGACGATGAACGACCCGCCGCTTTCCGTGGTCGCATCCATGGACGGGGGATATCGCGTCCATGCGGGGCAGGAACAATTTCTCAAGGACCTCCGGGCCTACGAGCTGCGGAAGGGAAAGCGCCGGAGTTGGCGCGACTCGATGGCCATGCAGATCCGAGCCTGCGTCGCCGAGAGCAAAAGCAAAAAAAACGCCGGAAATTGACACGCCACCCTTGCTTATGAAACTTGCCCGCATCGCCACCCGGCTCTACGCCACGCCCTGGCATATCCTTCCCGAGGCCCATCGCCGCCTCCAATCCCTTTTTGAGGCCCATCAGACCCAGTCGATCTCCTCATTCCTGACCACCGAAAACGACGGCGATCAGGACGACATGGAGGAAAGCGCCTACGATGTGCAAAACGGCGTGGCGATCGTTCCGGTCAACGGGGTCATCGGAAAGCGCCTCAACATGCTTGAGATGATGTGCGGGGGAGCCGACGTCGATCAGATCGTGACCGCCGTTCAAAAAGCCGACATGGATCCCTCGGTAACGAGCATCCTTCTGGACGTGAACAGCCCGGGAGGAATGGTCACGGGAACCCCGGAGGCCGCGGCCGCTCTCGGTCAGGTTTCCAAGCCCCTCTACGCTTTCACCGACAGCCAGATGTGCTCGGCTGCCTATTGGATCGCGAGCGCCGCGACCGCCGGGATCTTCGTGACGGGGTCGAGCGACGTCGGATCGATCGGAACCTACCTTGCGATGATCGACAGCAGCCGGGCTTACGAAATGGAAGGACTGAAGCTTGAACTCTTCAAAGCCGGATCTCTGAAGGCCATCGGATTGGAGGGCAAAGCATTTACCGACGCCGAGCGTGCCTTCCTGCAGGAAGGGGTTGACCGTGCGAACTCGCGCTTCACGACGGCCGTCGTGGCAAACCGCAAGGCCGCCGGTTACCGCATTGAGGAGGAAACCATGCAGGGTCAGTGGTTTGACGGTGAACAGGCCGTCGGCAACGGNCTGGCCGACCGGTTGGTTTCTGGCATCGGCGAAGTCCTCGAACTGATTTCCGGCGACCTGGACGACGATGGTGATGAGGAGCAGGACGATGACAACGACGGCATTTGAGAAACTTTGACACCGTCTCCACGTCGAACATGAACATCTTTTCCCAACTCAAAGCCGCCCTTGCCGAAAAGGAAACCCTGCTCGGCAATCTGACCGCCGCCCAGGATTCCCTGAGCGAGGCAACCTCGATGATCGAATCCAAGAACGGCCTGATCGCCGAGCTTGAGGCCGCAGCCGAAGGTCAGTCCCTCAAGATCAGCGAGCTCGAACAGCTTGCCACCGATCACGCGGCCGCGCTGGAAGCCGCCACGGCTTCCCATGCCGAGGAGATCGCCCGACTGACGGAGGCCAAGACTGCCCTCGAACAGGTCGAGCGCGAAATCGATGCCGAAGTCGCCTCGGCGACGGTCGATCAGGTCGCAGCACTAGGTTTCGAGGCCAGCGCCCTTCCCGTGGAGGCCGATGCTGCCACCAATGACCCGGCGGCCGTTTACGACAAATGGCAGTCCCTCAAGGGAGCCTCCAAAACCGCATTTTTCCGCGAGAACAAGCTCGTGCTGCAAAAGTACGACGCAGAACGCTCGAAGAAATAACCGGGAGCAATCCCACAACCCCAACCCCAACACCTCATCATCATGGCCAATTCCATCGCCAGCGATCTTCAGGTTCAGGCCATCCTCGAGAATGCGCTCCTCGCATTCAAGCGGACCCTGGCCCCTGTGAACGCTTTCTCGACGGTATACCGTGGCGTGCCCCTTCAGGGTAACGACACCGTGACCGTTCCCTACTACCCGCTCCAGGGTACCGCCTCCAACGACTTCAACGGGTCATACAGCGCCGACGCCGGCACTGTCCAGAGCCGCAACGTCGTGATCAACAAGCGCAAATACCAGGCGCTCAACGTCACCGGCTACGAGCTCGCCCGCCAGCCCCACCTTTCGGTGGAGAAGCTGATGGATCGTCAAGCAGAGGCCCTTGCGCACGATGTCGTCATGGACATCCTGAGCGTGGTCACCGCCGCGAACTACGGCAGCGCCGTCTCCACCGGGGCACCCACCGCCTTCGATTTCACGGACATCGCTGACATCGTCACCTCGATCAACAACAGCTACTGGCCCGTCGCCAACCGCAGCCTCGTGCTTTCCAGCACCTACCATGGAGCCCTCCTGAAGGATCCCTCCATCGCCAACTGGAACGCCATGGGTCAGGCCGGTGCCGACGTCAAGCTCAAGGGAGCTCTCACCCACATCGCCGGTCTGGACGTGTTCGTCACCCCGAACATCCCCGCCAACAGCGAGAACCTGGTCGGCTTCGCCACCCTGCCCGACGCGGCGCTGGTGGCCTTCGCCCCGATCGCTCCCGCGGACGACCGCATCACCCGTTACGTCACCGCCACGGATGACAACGGACTCACCCTCGAGTACCGCGAGTACCCGATCCCCGGATCCGACACGGTCCAGATGGTGATCGAGGCCAACTACGGCTACGGCAAGGGCGAGGGTGCAGCGCTCAAGCGCATCGTCTCCGCCTAAAGGATTCACTCCTCCTGCTCGACCCCTCCTTCGGATCAATCCGGGGGAGGGGTTTTGGGCTGAGGAGCCCCGACCAAAGACAACCCAACCAACGACCCAGAGCATGAGAACCTTCCTTCTGACCCTTTCCGAAGAAAGCGACCCCCGCAACCCGCGCCACAGCATCCTGGCCGGTCCGACGCACGATTACATGAGCGTCCGCGAAGCCTTCCACGCCAAGAATACCGACACGGAATTCGCGGTGGTGTCCCTGTGGGATTCCAACGGGGGAATCATCCGCAAAAAGCGCCTCGGCAAGGAAATTGCCAAAGCTCCTTCCAAAAAATCGAAATCCGAATCGGCTGCCTGACGATGTCGCTGGCGTCCTCCATCGCGGCCATGGCCGCCAGGGCAACCCGTTCTAGGGATGCCTTGGCCAGCAACGTGACGTACCGTGGCGACACCTACCGCGCCGTGATTTCGACCCCGGATCCCAAGTTCGATTTGCAGCTCGGGGGATACCGCAGCGACGCCAGCTTCGAGTGCCGGTTCCTTCAAGTGATCACCCCGGCACCCACCCTGGGAGAAAGCGTCACGCTTCAATCAACGGGGGAAACTTACTCCATCCTCGACATTATCCCCCCGAGCGGTGATCCGGCCCGGGCAACGGAAACCCGCGTCACGCTCAAGACCCCATGACAGCGGACATCGAACTCGGCCTCATCGGCATCCTTTCGGAACAGGAATTCCTTTCCGGCCTTGCGATTCACCCGGGCACGAGCGCCGAACAGATCCCCAACGGGCAGCCGCTGCTCATTGTGGAATGTACCAGCACGACGCGTGAGGCGAGGGGAATCTGGAAAGCAACGTGCCCCCTGCGACTCACGACCCCGGCTGCCGGTGCGAATCTTGCATTGCACCGATCCAGAGCCTCGCAGATCACTGCCTTGTTCGACATGCAGGGCCCGGGGCCGACTTCCCCCCTTGCGGCCTCATTTGATTTGGCGCAGGGATCCTGGCACTACGCAGGCCTCGGGGGCATGACGGTGAGGGAAACGGTTGACCATGAACGGCACGTCATCGACATCGAACTGACCATCGGCGTGGTTCCTGTTTGACACCGTGGCAACGGATATATGAGCGCAACCTTCGGCGTGGGAACGCCTCCCATCACCACGAACTACACGGGCAACGTCCAATCCGTCACGGATGCGACCACGGCCACCATCAAGACCTACCGCGACGAACATGGCAACACGGTCGCTGCAGCGGTGGTTCCCATGAAAGAGCGCAAGGTTTCGATCGAAGTCGTGGGCACTTCGACGTTCGGCCTGACCGGTGACGCCGCCATCAGCAGCGGCACGCTCACGGTCGTCAGCGTCAGTGAGGACCAGACAAACGATGATTTCCCGAAAACCAAAATCGAAGCCGTCGCCTACGCCGGCGCCTAATCCCAAATCTTTTTCATCATGAGCGCAACTTACTCCGGCGGCATCGGGATCAGCCTTTTGTCCGACACCACCCTGACCAAGGTCACCGTTTCCGAAAAATTGGAAACCAAGACATACATGAATTCGACCGGTGGATTCGGCGGATTCGCTACCTACGACCCTTTGGCGGATTTCTCGGCGGAAGGATACGGCGACACATGCCCGGCCTCGATTGCGGCGAATACCCCTGCTCCTTCGGCCATCAGCGGAAAAGTCATCATCGATTCGGTGGAGACGACCCAGAAAAACGACGATTTCCGTTCGTTCAAGTTTAGCGGGAAAATCTACCCGAATGCCTCCTAGGGGCTGAGTGGTCCTGACATTTTGGAATCATGAAATCCGGAAGCACCTACAATTATCTCCGCGACGAGGAGGATCCGCTCAAGTCGCCCAATACCCAAGCCATCGCGGCCCTGCTTTCCTGTGGCGGCGAACTCGTCAAGGAAGGCGGTTTTCTCAATGCCGTCGGCACCTTGGATGGGAAACCGACCCGCACGGTGGTCTGGGTCGCCGAGGAAAAGAAAATCACTTTTGAGGAATTCAAAGGGGAAAGCATGACGACCAGCGAGTTTTTGAAACGCTGGAATGACCGCGAATGGCTCGCGGCAAACCTCGATCACCCGATTACCTACCTCCGAACATTCATGGAGAAGATCGGGAAACTCCGCGACGCCATCCGGGAGAATCCCCCCCAGCTTCATATCCAGAAGAGCGGCCGCAGCGCTTACATCAGCACAACCCGGGGTCCCGACGGCAAGCTAGTGCCGACGGAGCGGGGCAGGAAAATCCTCGAAATGTTCTGACAATGAGCAAAAAGACCACAGCCCCGATCTTGGGAAAGGTTTTCCGGGACACGCCGATTGAGTGGAACGGGATGACATTCCGCAGGTTCTCCCTCGAGACCCAACTCATCGTCATGGATGCCGATCTGACATTCCTTTACGACACGAGCGTGAAGCTCACGGTGAAAGATCAGATCCGGCAAATGACCGAGTTTCTTTATATCCATGCCACCGATCCCGATGACGTTCCGTTCAAGAGTGACGCTCCGGAGGCTTACAAGACGGCGGTGCGTCAGTTTGCCAGGCGGATCCCGATGACGGGCCTTGTGGGTCTCCGCGAGGTGGTGGAGCAAATCGTGGCGGGAATCCCCGAGGCCAGCGTGGATGTCCAGGACAAGCCGGGAGGCACCGGCAGCCGGGAGACTCCCCCCCCAAACTAAGGGAGCCATCCCGGACGGCCTCGCTGGTCTTCACGATCGCGAAGGAGACGGGATGGCCTGAGCGACTGATCCTCAGAATGCCTTTGGCCAGGTTGCTGCAGTATTTGCACGCCTGTTACAGGAGCCACGACGTCTGGACGGTGGATCCGTNGCCCTCGAAGGAGGCTCAACTTCACGAACTGGAGGCCCTTTCCTCCATTTTTGACACCCCGTCGGAAGAAGACGACCCATGGTAAAGATCACCCCGCGCAACACTGACAAATTCCTGAAGGCTTTCGACACCTACATGCGCGATTCCAAGAAATCGCGCACCGAGGCGATGAAAACCCAGGCGAGGGGCATCATGCGTTCGGTGATTTCCGTGACGCCTCCGAGCGGATGGGATTCGTCGGCCAATGACGGAAAGGGGGAAATGACGACGGGAACGGATTCCAAGCGCCGAGGGGAAAAGGCCGTCCTGAACGATCTTGCCAAAATCATGAGGGCCTACGGTGGGAAAAAGCCCGATCCTTCCTCTCCGAAAGCCATCC